TTTGTTCTCTGTAAGTTACAGATAACATGTGTCGTCCATGTCGGCCTTGTCAGTAACGCCATAAAAGCTAGCACAAAATGAGCACAAAACGTTCACGTAACGGTACTAGGGTACTATTGCCTGGGAGTGATAGACCTGTCAGAGTGGACATCTGAGCAAGACGCCCGCAGGTTGTGTTGATAGCACAACCCACGGGCTTACCAGAGAGTATCGGAGGTACTCACATGGCTGTTTCCCAGTCTGGCATTACTCCCCGTCATTTTCAATCCCTAATACGTCAACTCTGCGGTTGGGGCGTCCAATTAGGTTGCGTCCTTCCTTGGCTCCTGGAGGTGCGTGACGCGGAAGGAATCATCGCGAGGGGACGCGCTGAAATCTCGAATGGGTCGCTGCGCCTTGATGTCATGCCTTGTGGGGCGGCAGAAGAACGATGGCCTGTTACCGCTGGTCTGAGCGACGCCCTCGGCCGAAAACTTTCAATGTCGGTGGCCGCATGAATTACCTGGCGCTTCTTTTTGCTGGTGGGTATGCGGCGCTACTGGTGGCCGTGGCGATGGCAGGTCGCGCGGTTCGACGGCATCTGTAATGCTTACGGGACTCAGGTACTATTGCGCAAGAATGGCGGTGCCGTTAGGGTGACTATCCCGAGTCCCTCGCAAAGAATCGGGAGAGGCAATGTACGCAGAATGCAGATGTGGAAAGCGTAGCGCGGACCTTCCTGGGGTGACGGAAGACACCGCGTATACCTGTGCATCTTGCTTGCCTGTTGCCGGCAAGAGTCACGAACCTGGAACCGTAGCGAACGCTCTACGGTTTGACCGGAGGAGTACGCGCCCCCATCCGAAGGCCCTGCGGAAGTTGACTCCCGAGACGGGAGGGTCGTTATACGTCTACTCCGACAAAATACACGACCTTGTCGAACTAGGCCGGGTAAGATCGTTTAATCAGATTAACGAACCCGAGGAAGACCAACGCAAGAGAATGTACAAGCTATTAGTAGCAGACATGTCTACGCTATCCTGGCCGGGACGGTCTGACAGGAACGGTAGACCCCTGGTGACGGCGGAGTGCAGTTACGCTACAGAGGTTCCCGTGTTGACGAAGGCGCAACTGACAGACTTGAGAGGTCGTGCCGTTGAACTTGCGCAACTGCGGTATAGTCTCCTGGAGGCGGCTGTCCGAGAGGATACCGCACACCGGTTGCGGGTCACAAAGAAGTATTGGGACCGTCAAGAGTTGATAGAGCACGTGGGTAGGATGATGGAGATAGAGCATCCGCGACACATGGCATTAGCGGACATACTCGAATGTCCAGAGTTTGAGCTTACCCCGCAAGAGCAAATTCTGCTGCGGTATCGGCTGTTGGCTCGCCCTTCATATCCAAATGGCGAGCACCTTAGAAGGGACATAAAGCAAAAGTTCAACTACTGGGCTCGATCATCCGAGGAAATCCGCACCCCTAACGAGATTGAAACCCTCTTCGCATACCGCAAGGACAAGCGGAGCATGAGTAAGTTGGAAGCCTTGCGAGAGGGGGCGGTTTTCGGTCGTCACCTGCCCGGCTGTCGGCACTCTGAAGACGAATTTTATAAGCACTGCTCATGCTGGAAACACCTGCCACAGTTTAACGTCTTCGAGCAACTCCGGCTAAGGATTCAAGACCGATGGCCAAAGGTGCGTGCCCGGTATCGAGCCGAGATTGACCGTTTCTTTGGCCGTGATATTGAAACACATTCGTCTGACCTTGATAAGCGATGGAGGGAATTGTTCGAATCGAAGATTGCAACCGCCCAGGATACGCAGGCCCTCAACTCTGGGGAGCTTTGGCCGGAGCTATGGAACAACCTTGGGCAAGAGGCGATGGGCGGGGTAGGCGCGAACGTTTGCGAGCCGCGCGCGCGGTTATCGTTTAAGGCGTCACTCTCTTCGCACATGGCGCGGCTTGAGAAGATAAGCCCGGTACTGTACCGGCGGCGCAAGAGCGCGACGGAGCTACCACCCGAAAGGCGGGAGCGGTGGTTTGTGGGGAAGGACGGGAAGCGGATTAAGCCGGTAGACCCGTTGTGGTCCGTAATAGTCAAGGAAAACCAGTCGGAGCTTCCTACAAGCGGCGCGCGACTGCCGGCGGAGCGAGACGGGGTAGAAGCGCATGAACCATTGGAGGATTTGCTCGTTAGCGTTGCTGCGTAGCCGTCACTTGCTCAGACACCCGTCCTGACCTAAATTTGGTTTAGATTCCTGGGGTTACGGGCCGCAACAGCGATTCTTGACATTATAGGGTAAAGGGAACTAATAGAGAGTTCAGCCGCCTTCGGGCGGCTTTTTTTATTTGTCATTCAGCAAAACAACTTTTCCAGGAGGAAGTATGGACCCATACCCTAGGGTTCGCATGTTGATGCGAGCGCGGAACGTCAAGCTTTATCATGTGGCGGAGTTGCTGCGGGTGAGTGATTCCCTGGTGTGCGAGAAGCTACAGGGGCGCTCTAAGTTCGCGCCGCATGAGAAGACCCGGCTCGCGTGGTTTTTCGGCGTGAAAGAAGAGTGGCTGTTTGCTCAAGAGGAAATTCCTGCCTCGGCGCGCCTTCAACCGGCACCCTTCGCGCCGGGTTGGGCGAGATAACCGGCGATTCCCTCACAACAAGTTTAGTTTTGCGCCTCGTTGGTGCGAGGTGCCTGGCTGTAGTGTTTTCCGAAGGCGGACGGAATCCGCAACGCTCCGAGAGAGCGAGAAGATGGAGCTTTTTTTATGAACGGTGGTTTGGTTTCAAGAGATACGATTTTGGCTGAAGTCCGGGCGCTACTTTCAAAGCCCGGATATAGCAAGGAAGATAACGCCCGCGCTGAAACTCTTATGAACCTGGCCGATAGGCTTTCGCCCAACGGCGGGAGGGGTTCGGTGGATGACCCCGAGTACCGCAAGTTCGAGGCGTCCATTCGCAGTTGCGCGTCGATGAAGAGCAATAAGGCTGTGGCGGCCTCATTCCGTGATTTGGGACTCTCCAACACGGGCGGCTATCTGATTCCCGCTGGCTTTCGACGTCAGCTACTCGACGCCATGAAAGCGTTTGACGCGCTGTGGGACGAGAGCGTTACCACTCGCGTCGATACCAAGGCGAGCTACACTTGCGTGCTCCCGTTCCTCGATGATACTGGCGAGGCTGCCGTGGCGACGGCTGACTTTGCGACATCTTCCGAGGCTGACCCCGTTCTTTACAGCGTACAGCTACCCTATGCACCGCAGTACCGAACCGGGATCGTCAAAGCCTCTGTGCCATTCCTGCAAGACTCGGCGTTTAAACCACTCGACTTCCTGGCCCGTTCCTTTGCTATCCGTTACGGGCGCGGCATCGGCCCCGTGTTGGTTTCAACGCTCCTGGCTGGTGCCAAGGTCGGCGCTACGGCAACCGGCGATCCCAACTCATCCTCTCCGTCTGGCGTAACACAGATTGGCTACCCGGACCTACTCTCCCTGCGCACGTCGGTCAATCCGGCTTACCGTGCGGCGGAGAAGGTCTATTGGCTGATGAACGATAACACCCTCTCGGCTATCGACTCCCTGACTGACAAGAACGGACGCCCCATCATTCACCCGCAATACACACCCGAGGGCTACCGGCTCCTGCTTGGCTATCCTGTTGGCCTCTGTCCGTCCATGCCTGACATCGGCGCTGGCGCTACGCCCATCGCCTTTGGCGCAACGTCCTACTTCGTGACTCGTGCAACAGAGGAAGTTCCCATCTTCCCCTTAATCGAGCGGTTCATGGACAACCTGGAAGTTGGTTTCCAGTCCTGTATGTCCGCTAACGGCGCGCTACTGTGCGCGGAGGGGACGGACTCACCCATCAAACTCTTGCAAAACGCGTCATCCTAAGACGCCCGCAAAATTGAGGGGGGCGGCGTAGTGCTGCACCCCTCACATTTTCCGAAGGGAGAAAGAAAGTATGAAAACTGAAAGGCGATATTTGGCGGGTGCGGAACTGCGGGCGAGCGGCGGCAACCGAATTTCCGGGTACGCAGCCGTTTTCAACTCGCTGTCCGAGGACCTGGGCGGCTTCCGGGAGAACATCAACCCCGGCGCTTTTGCACGGGCCATTCGCGAGAAACAGGACGTGCGCTGTCTCTTCAATCACGACAATAACTTTGTCCTAGGCCGTACCAAGTCTGGAACCTTGCGTGTGTCTGAGGACTCCGTAGGGCTCCATTTTGACTGCGACCTACCCGACACGATGCAGGGGCAGAATCTTCGCGAATTGATACGGCGCGGGGATGTTTCCCAGTGTTCCTTTGGCTTCCTCTGTCGAGACGACCAGTGGAGCGAGGAAGCGGGCGAAGCGCGCCGGCGGTTGCTCGACTGTGACCTGTTGGATGTGTCACCCGTAACCTATGCGGCATACTCCGAGACGAGCGTGTCGGCTCGCTCGCTGTGGCCGGATGGCGCGCCGGCGGGGGTCGCTCGACATCGTGCGGGCGACGTTGCCGGGTGCTACCAGTTGCGGGCGGGCGGGCTCATCGTACCGACTCGGGACCCTCGCGAAGAGCGGGAATTACTGTTGGGGAAGATCACGGCGCGAATTCGGTTAAACCGAATAACGGGCTACTGAGGCGGGGTCGAAAATTCTAACGGGAGAGTGAAAAACTATGCTGAAGTTTTTGAACGGAGAAAACCGGGCCGGCAAGTCCGCGATAAGCCCGAACCATCCTCCTGACGTAAAGCCGGAGGAGATGGAACGCTTGATTGTGGAAGCGCTAAACGGTGCTGTGGGGCTGCATCGGGATGTTATCTGGCGGCTCGTAATGGTCCCTTGCTGCCGATGGGCGGGGGCGGGCAACGTGAAGACCTTCCACGAGGCTCTGCAATCCCTTGTGGCGCGCGGTGTGTTGAGGTCCGATAACGCTTTTTTCGCGCGTGTGCCGGAGGCGGCGCGCGGGCAGGAGGGGGCATAGATGGCGGCGGACAAGTTTCGAGTCT